GGGATTACCAGGACCACCAGCGGCGGTGCCGAATGCTTCCTGAAACTCATTGGATGAGACAACAGTCCCCTGCCCCGGCTGGTCAGCGAAGGTGATGTAGGGGCGCTTGAGGTCAGCACAATCCATAAATATCTGCACGGTGGACACACCGGCGGCGTTGTTGAGGGAGACATCCCCAACGCCATTGCGAACAAGCGCATATGCTCCAGCACCTATACCATTCTGTCCAAATGGGAGGTTGAGGTTAGGGGCGCTGTAGAATAACAAACCACCGAATGTACGAGCCATTTTAGATTACCTCGTGTTAATACAGAATCTCATTCTGCGACTGTGTGCGCGCTGACGGTTCCGTTAACTTACGATCCGGCGTCAGCTCATGGCGGTCTATGGACACAGCCCGCGCTACCTTCATGTCACGGGAGCCGATGATGGCGGTGTCCACCTGTTTGGTAAGTACTCCGTTATCCCACGACATTTCGGAGAGCGGTTCCACGAAGCCGGAACGCTGGTCAACATGGTAGATATTGCGTTGCTGTGTATGTCGTAGCGCCATGTCACCCTACCCTAATCCTACGCTTACCAGGGGACAGTGCAAGTCCCCCCTTTGGTGATGGCCCTCGGAGGATTGGGGTGATGCGACCGAGAGCGAACTTCTTCATCAACCGCTTGATCTTACCCTTCCCCTCCCCAGCCATTACTGTACCGGGGTGGTGGGAGCCGGGAGCCAGTGGAGCACGACGCCGAGGACCGAGGCGATAACACCGAACAGACCCGCGTGGGCGGCTACCGCGTGCTGAATCTGAGGTGCGAAGGCTGATCCCAAGCCGGATAGAATTAGAAGGATCGTGGGCACGTATTTCATTGGTTCCTCCGTATGAAATTCCGCCGTTTAAACAGCGGTGACGCAATTAGGGGGCCATTGCTGACCCCCGCTAAATTAAGGTCCGTTTGACCCCCACGTCCCGATCCATGACGTGGCCCCCGCGCTGAACCGTTGCATAGTGATGACCTTGGTGGAGCGGGTGTCGAAGTCATCGTCATAGTCGGTGTCGATGGGGTGGCGCTCGAAGAACTTGAGCTGGTGGTTCTCTTTGTCCGCGACTCCGAACCACGCTGACTGGCTGGTGAAGTAGTGAACCACTTGGAACTTCAGGTCCTCACCGAGTAGGGCGTTGAGTTCGTTGTCGGTTGTGTAGGGCTTGCCGGGGCTGCCCAAAATTTCGCGGGCGATGAACTTCAACTCCGGGGGGATGAGGATACAGTGGGGCTTCACCCGGATGGGGAGGCCCTGAGAGTCCGGCATACGCTCGAACTGGTTAATCATCAACTGGACGCCCGTGAAGGAGAGGTCCACGTCCGGTGAGGGACGGTTAGGGTAGGTGCCCGAGGCGAAGATGACGTTGGCGATACCGGGGGCGGTGTTGGTCGCGGCGGTGCCACCGAGGAGAGGGTGCTGGGTGTTGAACAGAGTCACCCCGTCGATGGTGTTGATGGTGCTGAAGCCGAGGTTTAACACGTTCCAGGTCACGATCTCGCGCGCGAACTGGGCCGACCGGACATGGGACTTAGGGACCTGCTTGATGATCCCATACTGGTCATCCTCGATGAGTTCCCATGAAGCGCGGGAGCCGAGGGCGTATGTCAAATGGACATAGCGCCGGGTGCCTCCCTGAATCATGTCATCGTAGATGGTGGAGTCAGCTTCCGGCTTCTCCGGCATGACACCGGTGCCAGCCAGTTCCACTTCGTCCTCGAATGCCTGGCTAGAGGTCTCGACGTTGAAGACGGTCGAATATTCCTCTTTGCGCATCTGGAGGTCCAGAAAATGCAGGAACCAATGATGCACTCCTGGCGCTAATGCTTGGGCAAATGCCCCTCGTACCATCATGGTAGTGACTCCTCTAACTAGCCGATCAGAGAGGCATCGGCAGCGATGAATTGAAACAACACGCGAGCGCCCGCAGCAGACGGATCGCGCAAATCCAAACCGGTTACCAGGAGCACAGCGGAGGCTCCCGTCTTTGACTTGTCAACATACCAAAAATTACCCCCAGTATCGACGGTGAGGCCATACTGGAGGCCAACGTCGGTGTTGAGGGGTGTGGCAAGGTTGCCCGCGTTGCCGAAGGTGGCGGAGAAGATGGTGTCGGCGGCAGCGATGATGACGCCCACGCGACCGTCGTTGAAGGGCGCGCCGTGGGGGATGTTCTTCGCGCTGGGTTCGTTAGGCACGGAACCGAAGGTGAGGGCAGAGCCAAGGCCAGTGACGGGCTGATTGGGTGCAGGAGCACCAAGACCAGTGGATGCCAAGTTGGAGGCAGCTTCGTAGCTAATCCCCGCGATAAGGTGGGTAGCACCTCCAGCGGTACCATCCCACGCTTTGATACCACCATCCGCGAGGGTGATCTGAACAGGGGTGCCAATCTTAAACGTCTGAGTGGCTTCCTCAATGATGCGCCGGGAGGCCCACTGATTGCCGGAGAGGGTCTTCACCGGTTGAATCGGAATCGCACTGATAGCCATTAGCGGTTACCACCTTCATTCTGAATTTTGGTACGAATTTCGTTGACTGTCTTGCGAGCATCGGCCAAGTTCGCGCCATCGACCAACTGGTCGGGGTTACCGGGTATGAACGGCTTGGCGGCGTTGCGGGAGAAGCCCTCTTGCGCGACGGACGCGCGAACTGGGGCTTCATCACTGAAGACATCGGGGGAGGGGTCATTCTTGTGGTAGAGGCCACGGGCGTTGCCGAGGACCTGAGCGCGTTGCATGTTGGCCTTGATGTGAGAGGCCCAGCGCGCGTACTGCATCTTCATTAAAATTAGGTCACCGCTACGAACCTCACCCTCCGTGGCGACCGCATCGCCCACGAGGATGTCAACGTCGTCGGTGGTGGCGTTGACGAAGCCCATAGCCTTGCGCTGGTTGTAGGTCTGACCACGACCGGCGCTGAATACCCAGCGGTAGTAATAGTCGGTGTTTTTAACGTGGATGTTGCAAACTTCCGGGGTGTTGAGAGAGCGGGCGATGATGGCTTTGTCGAATAGGATGGCTGCTTCGGGGGAGAGGACGCGAGTGCGTCCTGCGGCCCGGTGGTCGGGGATGTTACCGTTTACGTCGGTGACGTGGGACTCGCTGACGTTACCGGAGATGTCGGAAGCGGTCTTCGTTGTGAGCACTGGTGCTTTCTCCAAGTGCCTCACCCCGAGTCGGTTCATCCGTAGCGGTGTGGGGAATTACTGTTTCTTCTTTTCTTACCAACACTATGGTGCCAGCTTTAAACATAAATGTCAACTGGCCATAGAAAGATGTGAACGCAGCTTCGTAGAGTAACTTATCCGCGTAGGCGAGGGTGACATCAGGGGGTGTGCTCATGTTAGGCGGGCACCGGGTTTCATCATAAAGTTGGGGGCTACGATGCCACTGGTCTTCTGTTGACGCGCTTGAGCAAGGGCGGCCTTCGCGCATTCCAACATGCCGAGGATGATAATGTCGTCGCATTGGGGGAGCTGGGCACCCAACTGGTGGGTGATGGGATGGTAGCTAATCACGATCTGAAACGGTGCGATGGTATCGGCTAGTCCGTTGCCATTGCCCTGACCGTCTGACATCAAAGACCGCCGCTGATGGGATAACGATGGGTTGCGTTATATCGGGCGCGGGCCTCGCTATTAGCGGCCTTCACATGTTCGTGGAGGTCGTCGTGTTGGGTAACGTGGCCACCGGCGGCACCGTGGTGGGCTGAGAAGCCGTCACCATTAGTGTTGTGGGGGATGGCGCTTGACTTGCGGTTGTTATGGGGAGAGTCAGGGCGTGGAGGCTTGACTCCATAAGTACCGTGGTTCTTGCTAATCTCTTTGGACATGATTACCTTCCTCCCCGCTTGCCGCGTTGGTATGTGCTATGGGGACCGGTGGAGGCGTCGGGGATTGACATTTCCGATGACTTGCGGAAGCCACCAGCAGCGACGGCGGTGTCGTGGGCGGAGCGCACGGCAGCGACCCTCTGCTTAATTGCACCACCCGTGGCAAGGTCATCTACGCCCACGGGACTCATGGTGATACCCGCGAATGGCTTGGGATCACTGGACTTTTTATACAACGATGTCGATTGCTGAGGCATAGTTAACTCACAAACTCCAACTTCCCAATAGTCTTCTTCGCATCATCCATCGACACGCCCATGCGTTGGAATACCTTAATCTGCTTGGCGGTGAGGCCCTCAGTGTCGGACTTCTTCCCGCCCTGTCCGCTGTTGGAGCCAGTGGCATCTTCAAGGAAGAAGGTCTTGTTGTCGCCGTTGAACTTCACCCCACCCGCCCGCGCTGACCTGCCGATGAACATATCGGCTACGTTGCGGATGTAGGCGGGGTCGCCACGGACCACCTTCGCACCCCCATTGCCGTCGGGGGAGGCGAGGGGGGAGTTGGCGAGCATCTCGTTAATTTTGGACTCGTTCTCACGCCAGAAGGCACCAAAGCCTAGCTCAGCGTATTCGGCCTTAATCTCCGACAACGCCAGCTTTGCCTCGGTCTCAAGTTGGCGCTGATAGAGTGGAGCCGTACGTGCGTTGAAGGCTGCATTCTCGTCATCGAGGACGGAGGGGATTTCCACGTTCTCAGCCTTGCGCACCGGTTCCTTTGGCTTCAACGCAGCCATTTCGGTTCGCATCGCCGCGAGGGATTCAGTGAGGGGCTTCAATGACTCCGCGATGAGTTCAGCGGGGGATTTCTCTTTCGGCTTATCCTTGTCATCAACCTTAACTTCACCTGGTTTTTCCATAGGGATTTCATCCTTTTTCTGGAACGGCCACGCCATCTGGGTTCTCCATGAAGCTGTCGATCTGGTCGGGGAGGCTCAGTAACTTCGTGTACGCCTCTATACGTGAGCGTAACTCATAGACCATAACGGTGTCAATGGTTCCTCGCTTATTGACTTCCCGGTCCAGTTGTTCCCGGTCCAGGCGGAGGAGGTTGTTGAGACCCTCCAGCCATGCCTGCCCCACCGGGTCCTGGAACCATTCCTGAACTTGCTTGGGCGGCAGCAATAGCAGAGCTGTCCACGGGTGGCCGGGTGGGGGCCACTTGCCCTCCGCCACCAGCTTTCGGAGGCGCTGGGAGCGTTGGATCGGGGAGGTATTTGTCTGGTTGGTCATAGCCAAAGTCTTTCATCACTCCCTTCATAAACATGTTGGATGCTACGATCCACATTTTTAAATATTCTTGGAGATCCGAGGGGACCATCGGGTTGCTGATGGCTTGCAGCAACTGGCCTATGGCGGTGCCGTGGCGCTGGAGTAGCCCCACCACCAGCATGTCAGATTGGCGCTCTACCTCACGATTAAAGGAGGCGGAGGCGGCGCGGATGGGGATGCGGAGGCGGTGCTTTCCAAATTCCTTGAACGCGGACTTGAGTGCATCTGAATCCAATCCAAATGCGTCAGCCCGGTCACCAATCCCACCCTTACCATAGATAGAGG